GTAGACGGCGCAAACCTCGTCAAGGGCCGCGTGCTTGGGCCGGACCCCGAGGGGCAAAAGCGCGCAAGGGCCGACCGTATCGCGGCGCATATGACATGGCAGTTGCTCTACAAGATGGAAGGCTGGGAGGAAGATACCGACCGGCTGTTGCTCATGTTGCCCATTCTCGGCTGCGTATTCCGCAAGACCTATTACGACGCAATCAGCGCCTGCAACCGTAGCGACATGGTGACGGGCAAGGACTTCGTGATTGATTATTGGGCCAAGTCCATCGAGACCGCGCCGCGCTACACGCATATCATCCATCTTTACCCGCATGAGGCCCGCGAACGCATCCAGGCGGGCAAATGGCTTCCGGTTCGCGTCGAGGGCGAGAATAATCAGGACACTGACGCGATTGTCGATTTTTACGAGCAGCACCGCCTGATTGATCTGGACGGTGATGGCTATCCTGAGCCTTATGTCGTGACATGCACGAAGGAAGGCGAAGTCGCGCGGATCGTGCCGTGTTTCGGGATTGAGGACGTCACGGTCATGGGGCCGGACGAAAAGACGGTCAAGCTGTCCAAGGCGATAGAGGACCGGCAAAACCAGATTGGCGAGATCATCAAGATCGAGCGCCGCCAGTATTTCACGAAATATGGTTTCATTCCCGCGCCCGATGGTTCGTTCTATGACATGGGCTTCGGCACGCTGTTGGCCGATCCGACCGAGGGCATCAACACCGTTGTCCGCCAATTGCTTGACGCGGGCACGCTCCAGAATGCGCAAGGCGGGTTCATCGGTAGCGGCGTGACGATCAAGGGCGGCAACATGCGCTTTGCGTCCGGCGAGTGGAAGCGTGTTGACGTAACGGGCGGGACATTGCGCGAGAATATCGTGCCGCTTTCCCTGCCCGGCCCATCGCAAGTTCTGTTCAACATGCTGCAGCTACTGATTACCGAGGCCGAAAAGATTGCGTCTGCGTCCGATGCCCTGTCCGGCGTCTCGTCGGGCACGGAACAGCCCACAACGCTGCTTGCCCGCATCGAGCAGGCGCAAAAGGTCATGACGGCCATATTCAAGCGCATTTACCGGGCGTTTTTCAATGAACTAAAAATCCTGCTCCGCCTGAACCGCGATTATCTCGACGAAAAAGAGTATTTCCAGCTTAACGACGCCGAGGATGCGCAAAACGTCGAGCGCGAGGACTATTTCGACGAGGATCTGGACGTCATCCCGATGTCCGACCCGACCGCAATCAGCGATATGCAGAAGCTGGCCAAGGCCGAGGCGATCATGGTGTTTCGCGGCGACCCGGCGGTTAACCAGCCCGAACTTTACCGCCGCTTTTTCGAGGCAACGGGGCAAAACGACATTAAGTCGCTGATGGCCCCCGAAGGCCCGCCGCCGGTTGACCCGAAGGTTATTATTGAAGGCGCGAAACTGGCGCTCGCCAAGAAGGAAAGCGAGGCGAAAGTCGATAGCCTGAATGCTGTTGCGGCAAAGGCTTTGTCGGATGCTGCGGCTCAACTCGAACTGTTAGGGCTTTTGGATGACGCGGCGGCGCTTGCGGCAAAGGCGCGCGAACTAGGCGGAAAGGATGAAGATGAACCCGTTGATGGACCCGGAGAAGCTGGCGGAATGGAAGGCGAACAGACTGACCAAGGCGTTCCTCCAATACCTGGCGGACCGCCGGACGCGCCTGATGGAGGCATGGGCGGCGGGGGCGAACCTCTCGGCGGAGGAACAGGCGGCGTCGGTCCTGATGGGGCGCCTATTGAATCTCCAGTCGGATGATCTGAAGGATTTTTATGACACAGGCGAATAACAGCGGAATCGTTCCTATCGACAAGCGGGTGCTGGTCATGCCGGACCCGGTATCGGAAAAGATCGGCAGCATCTTCATTCCCGAAACGCACAAGGAAAAGGAAGAATACGCCCAGACCTTGGCCACCGTCATTGCGGTAGGCGAGACGGCGTTCGGTGAGGCGATTGTCGAGGCCAAGCGTTACGGGCTGGCGTTCAGCGCACCCGCGCCGGGGGATAGGGTTATCATCGGGAAATACGCGGGAATGCGGCTCAAGGGGCCGAAGGATGGCGGCGATTACCGGATGATAAACGACGAAGATGTGACTGCTAGGCTGGAGGACTGACATGGCTACCGCACCGATTGAAGCTGACGAAAGCGAACCGGAGGCGAATGACAACGCGCCCCGCGATTACGAGGCCGAGGCCCGCAAGCAAGGCTGGACGCCCAAGGAGGAGTTCAAGGGCGACGAAAGCCGGTTCGTAGACGCGGAAACCTTTGTCCGCAGGGCCGAGGAGATCACGCCGCTCATCAAGAAGCAGAACCAGGCGCTCAAGAGCGAGATTGAACAGCTCAAGAAGTCGATCAAGCAGGTTAACGAGTTTGCGACCAAGGCCGAGGAACGGGCCTATGCGCGGGCGATTGCCGACCTTGAGGCGCGGCATGAAGACGCAATCGAGGAAGGCGACACCGCCAAGGCGCGCGAGATCGCCAAGGAAATGCGCGAGATAGCCAAGCCCGCAACGCCCGCCGTGCAATTCACAGAACAGCAGGTGACGCGCGCGCTCATCGACTTTCGGGATGAAAACCCTTGGTATGACGAAGGCGGCAAATATGCCGACTATGCCGCGCTGGTGGCCGATGAGCATAAGGACTTGGCACAGACCACGCCGCCGCATGAGTTCTTCAAGATGATCGGTGACAAGGTGCGCGAACGCTACCCGGAGGTGGACAAGCCCAAGGCCGAACGCGCCAGGCCGCGCAATCCCGTCGAGGGCGTTACCAATCGCGGTTCGGGCACACGGGGCCGCTCGTTTGCCGACTTGCCCGTAGAGGCGCAGCGCATGGCCGAGAAATGGGAAAAGCAGGGCCTTATGACCAAGGCCGACTATGTGAAAGGTTATCAATGGGCATGAACGACACACTTGCACCCCGCCGCCGTGGCCGCCCGCCTGTAGAGGCCGAAACCGTGGCAACAGACGCGACGGAACCAACGACGCGCCGCCGCCGTGCCAAGATTGGCGAGTTCGCCATGAAGCTTGGCGCGCCCGAACGTCCGGGCTTTGTCCGCCGTTGGTTCAACGACCATAAAAACCGTATTGCGGAAGGCGAAGAATTAGCGTATGACTTCGTTACGGACAAGGGTGTCAAGTCAACCGACCCCGGCTCGCGTATCTCCCGCATAGTAGGTTCGGGGGAAAATGGCGAACCGCTCCGCGCCTATCTCATGGAAACCCCTGAAGAATATTACCAGGAAGGTTTAGCCGAGAAGGAAGCCAAGAACCGACAGGTCGATGATGCCATCGCCGCAGGTCGAGATTCCACAGGCCAGCATCCGGATACCCATGCAGGCCGAGGTTCCATCGAGCGGGATCGGTAGGCTGTTTTTGACGTCCTAGCGCCCCCGCGCAACAGAGGACGCTATTATGGCGAATATGAATTCCCCATTCGGGCTTAGGCCCGCAAAGGGGGCAAATGGTCAAGTTGTGACCGGCGCGCCCCGTCTCTACTCCCACGCCTCCGGCGATGCCACGGCTCTCTATATCGGAGACCTTGTCAAGCTGGCGGGCACGGCCCAGACCATCAACGGCGTAACAACGCCCGACGTCGTTCGCGCGGCAACGGGTGACGTGATTTGCGGCGTAGTGGTAGGGATCAACCCGACGTCCCGCGACACGCTTGGTTATGGCGCTGCATCGACGGCTTACACGCTGTTCGTTGATGACGATCCCAACTCGCTTTTCGAGATCCAGGACGTCAACAGCGGCACCGCGCTTACCGTCAACGATGTTGGCCTGAATGCCAACTTCGTCGTTGCGGCGGGCAGCACCTACACCAACCAGTCCGGCACTACGCTGGACAACACCACCGAGGCCACGACCAACACGCTTGATTTGAAGCTTGTTGAAGTTGTGAACCGCGCGGATGTGGACAACGCATCTTCGCCGCTTCGCTTCCTGGTGCGGATCAACCGTCATCAGTTCTCCAACCAAGTAGCGGGGTTCTAAACCATGAGCGCACCCACAATCACAACCGGCAACATTGCCAAACTGCTCTGGCCTGGCCTCAACGCCCGCTGGGGCCAGAAATACAACGAATATCCCGCCGAATGGAAAGACTTGGTAGACGTTGCATCGTCCGACAAGGCTTACGAGGAAGACCAGGAAATGACCGGCTTCGGTCTGGCCCCTGTGAAGACTCAAGGCGCGTCGGTTTCGTATGATACGCAGGGGCAGGGGGTTACGACCCGCTACACGCATATTGCTTACGGCCTTGGCTTCGTCATCACGAAGGAAGCCATTGACGACAATCTCTACGAGAAGATCGGGATGCAGCGCACGGGTAGCCTTGCGTTTTCGTTCCGCCAGACCAAGGAGAACGTCGTTGCCAACATGTATAACCGGGTTATCTCCGGTTCATACCTTGGCGCTGATGGCGTTGCTTTGGGTTCGACCGCCCACCCGTCACTTGCGGGCAACCAGTCGAACATCCTTGCGACGGCGGCTGACATGTCGGAGGCTTCGATTGAAGACCTTTGCATTCAGATCGGCGGGGCGGTCAACTCGCGCGGCATGAAAATCTCGATTATGCCCCGTTCGCTTATCGTTCCGATCAACCTCCAGTTCGAGGCTGCACGCATCCTCAAGTCGGTTGGCCAGAACGACACCGCGAACAACGCGATCAATGCCCTGAAGGCTATGGGCATGTTCCCCGATGGCGTGAAGGTAAACCATTACCTGAATGACACCGACGGATGGTTCATCCGTACGAACATCGAAAACGGCTTGAAGCTGTTTCAGCGCAACGAGATCGAATTTTCGCAGGATGAAGACTTCGATTCTTCCAACTTAAAATACAAGGCGTACGAACGTTTTTCGGTCGGTTGGTCGGATTGGCGCGGCCTGTATTCCTCGGCAGGCGCGTAACAACTAGGGCGGGGCTTCACGGTCCCGCCCGTTTCCTTGAGGGGCGCACATGTCCGCTTCAAATGCTTTACGACTTGGCCAGAATGGCCTTGAGGCGTTCAACCTCAGCAAGAGCCATTTGCCATTCGTGGTAAAAAGTTCCGTAACCATTTGTGCTGCCAGGGTCTTGCTTTCCTCGTCTGTATATACGCAGGTTCTGGATCGCATTGTTCGTTTTGACCCCATCCATATGATCAACGCATTCGTTGGACGTAAGAGGCCTGCCGAGATGCTTGGCCATCACCCACCTATGTTCAAGAAGCCCGTTTCTGTTCTGCATCTCCCGATACATGGGAAGATCTTCGGGGGCGACGTGAGTGGGGCCAATAACAACATAACCATTCGACGTGATTTCCCGTCGGGAAACTCCTTTGCGCTTGGCCCATTGATACCAACCTTTGCGACTTTCACGCTGGCCACACGGTTTGCACTGTCCATTGTAATTTGGGCGCTTCAATTGTTGAATAAGAGTGGACAAAGGATACCACCTCTTTGCCCCGCAATGAGGGCAAGTTACCACAGCAGACAATCTCCATTGGTTGTAAATATGGATTCGCTGATAATTACTAGAAATGGCGGGATGTTCAGGAATTTCTTTCCGAGATGGGCGGCCCATGGCTTTCTCCAATACATAGGGAATAAGTGAATGTCAGCCTCAAATGCCTTCGAGTCAAGTCTCCTCACACTTATCTTCAACAATACGAACCTGGCCAACGTAGGCGATGCCACTGGTTTGCGCGGCTCAACGACGGCGGGCTCATTCTATATCGGGCTTCACACCGCCGACCCCGGCGAGGCGGGCACGGTCACAACGAGCGAGGCGACCTATACCGGCTATGCGCGGGTTGCTGTCGCGCGTTCGGCTGGCGGCTTCACTATTTCGGGCAACAGCGTTTCGAATGCGGCATTGGTGACGTTTGGCGCGTGTTCGTCCGGCAGCAATACGATTACGCATTTCTCGTTTGGCTCAAGTTCATCCGGTGCGGGCGATATGTTCCTTTCGGGCGCGCTTACGGCTTCGCTTGCGGTATCGGCGGGCATAACCCCGTCGTTCGCAATCGGCGCGCTGACAACGACGGCGGACTGATGATCGGCATCGGCTCAACCGTTCGGGTTCTGGAACCATTTTCGGAGAGTTTTCCGGGCGAATATACTGTTGTTGCGCACAATGACGCGGCTGGCGGATGGACGCTCGATCTTGACGGCGTGTTGAGCGACTTCGACGAAACCTATCTTGAAGAGGCCGCCTGATGGCTATCACAACCCTTGATGGCGCGATTGCGGGGATGCAGCCGCCACGGCCCTTTGCAAAGGCTATTACCCCGACGCTGGTTGCGGGCAAGCCCCAATCACTCTGGGGGCTAGGCGGTAATCCGGGCGCCGGTTCGTGGGATACGACGCTGAACGGCGTTGTTCTTTCAAGCACCTCGGCAATGGTCAACGGCCAGATCTACCATACGAACCCCGGCTCCGGTAACGCGCATCTTGCGGGCCTGACGGCAATGGCCAATCAGGCGGGCGTGTTGATGCTGTGCGATAGGCTTTGGCATAACGGCGGGTTCACAATCACTTCGACGGGTTCGCAGAGCATCACGTCGCCAACCTTCCCGGCGCGCGACATTGCCGGTTCAACAAATGGCGATGGCGTTTATTTGGGGCTGGAGGTCAGCGCGGCTTGCGGCGCGGCGGCTCCGACCATCACCATCGGATACACCAACCAAGCGGGCACAGGGTCCCGCACGGCCACCAACAGCTTCGCTACGGCAAACAGCCCTGCGGCGGGTTCGTTCTTCCCTATCGGGCAGCAGGCGGGCGACACGGGGGTGCGCTCGGTCCAGTCGCTGACGCTTTCGGTGTCATGGGTATCGGGCACGATCAACCTCGTAGCCTATCGGGTGCTTGCGGCTATCCCGTTGCTGGCGTTGATCCCGAACGACCTTGACCCGCTGACGAGCCGTTTACCGCGTCTTTACGATGGGGTTGTCCCGTTCCTGATATTTGTGCCTAATACAACGACGGCATCGAATATCACGGGGGTCTATACCGAAACCCAAGGCTGATGGCGACCGGCTTCGCGCTTGAAACCGCTTGGGCACGGCGGCGGAACAAACGACAGGGTTATTACAGGCAGCTCATAAAGGCCGATGCGGACGGCACGGCTGCGACTGTTTGGGAAACATGGTATTTCGGCGCGACCGTCGGTTCGGGCGATATGGTCGCGTCGGCGGCAATTACATTCACACCTTCCGCCACACTTGCTGGCGCGGGCGCCTTGGCTGGGGCTTCCGCTCTCACATTCACACCTTCGGCAACCTTGGCGGGGCGCGGTGATATTGTCGGCGCGTCAAGCGTCGCATTTACCCCGTCCGGCACTTTGGCCGGTAGCGGGGCTTTAGCGGGCACGACGGCCCTTGTTTTTACGCCTTCAGGGGCGATTGCGGGGCAAGGGGCGCTCGTTGGTAGCGCAACGGTCACATTCGCGCTGGCGGGCACCGCTGACACGCCGCCTGTCTTGACGTTCATCGAAGGCGCGGCGTCATTCAGTTTCGCATTATCCGGCACATTGCGGGCATATCAATACCTGACGGTCATTATCGAAAGCCCTGGCACGGTTACGCCTGTAGCGGCGGCCCCGGCGGGCACAATCACGGACATACCCGTCCCGCCGGGGCAAATTCTCCCGCTTGCGCAAGCGGCGTGATTAGCGTATCAAGGCGGCACCGCGCTTAACGGCGATGCGCGTGAATAGTCAAAAATGCCAACCAGACGCCTTCGGGCGTTCGCAAGAGCATTCTGGAGACTATTCATGGCAACTTCCAATTTTCCCAACGGATTCGCAAATGGCGTAACCGTTCGCGGCGTTCCCCTTCTGACGGCCTATCCTGGCCGCGTTTTCTGGGTTCATTCCGGCACGGGCTCCGACGGCAACAAGGGCACGTTTGACCGTCCATTCGGCACGATTGACTATGCCGTAGGCCAATGCACCGCCAACCGTGGCGACATCATCGCGGTCAAGGCCGGACATACCGAAACTGTATCGGCTGCGGGTGGCATTTCGCTTGATATTGCCGGGATTGCTGTTGTCGGCCTCGGTTCTGGCGCGGCCCGTCCTACGGTCAACTTCACCACGGCTGTCGGCGCCGACATGAACGTCGATGCGGCGTCGATCTCGGTCATCAATATCCTGTTTACCGGCGGCATTGACGCCTTGACCGGCCCGATTGACGTGAACGCGGCTGACTTTGCGCTGCTCAACTGCGAATGGCGCGACGTAACCGGCCAGGTTGACCGCTGCATTGTTGCGGACGCCAACGCTGACCGCTTGCTGATTGACGGCTATTACCACAACGGCGCTGCGGCGGCGGGCACGGTATCGGCTATCGACCTGATCGGCATGGACAACCCGAAAATTCGCAACTTCAAGATTGTTGGCAACTTTTCCGGTTCCGCGATTGAATGCCGCACGACCGCTGTTGTCGATCTCGACATTCACGACGGTTATATCTGGACCAAGAATGCCGCCGACCTTTGCGTGAAGGACACCGTAACGGGTTCAACCGGCAAGATCGGGCCTAATCTGAACTTCATGCTTACGGACAACGCCGCCAACATCACCGAGGCGGTTACGGGCGCGACGTTCCACATGTTCGACCCTGTTTATGTTTGCAACACGGCTGGTGAGAAAGCTCTCCTGATCAATTGGACGGCCTCAGCGGACGCATAAGGAAACTACTATGGCTAAGGCAAAAACACTCTCGACCGACGAAAAGCTGGATCTGCTTATTGAGGTCCTCAATGCCAACGGCATCTCGCTTCCCGAAGCGCTCGATCCCAAGCCGGAAACAGAAGACGGCGAATGAAACAGCGGCGCGAGGGGCGTGTGCAAGATGGCCATTACGTGATCGTCGATTTTGACGGCACGGTCATCATGCGGACACCCCTTGCGGACGTTGATGCGAAACTTCGCGCCGCCATTGCGCGGAACGGATGGGAGGAAATACCCCAATGAGCGGACGTTCAACAGACACGGCAGGCGGCTATCGAGGGGCAGCGGTCACGGCATCCGACGCAACAGTCTTGCCACAGACGCGCGGTATCTGGGTCGGCGGCGCGGGCAACCTTGCGGTCATCTTTGCCGGTGACACGGCGGCGGTGACTTTGGTTGGCGTAGCGGCTGGAACGATGCTCCCGATTCAAGTAACCAAGGTCATGTCAACCAACACGACGGCCACCAGCATCGTCGCACTGTTTTAGCCGTGGCGCGGGCGATTGATCCCCGCTCCGGGTTCGATGTTGACCTGAACGACCTTGTTCGGGACGGGCAGAACGGCGACATGATTTATCGGCGTTTTGCCGACCGTAAGCACCCGCAAGATTTTGTGCGGGCGCGCCGGGAAAGCGGGCCGCTTCCATTTACACGGCCCGAACCGCCGGACGTCGGCATTGCCCAGCCGATTGAACTTGAGGGCGGGTTTTACCTTACCGGCGAGGGCGGCGCGGTCATTCTTGGGGAGGGGGTCATTCCTTCATTATGAGTATCGCGGCCACTACCACCTTCAACATGTCCGTCACCCAGATGATAACCCGCGCCTATAACATTCTCGGCAAGGGCGATGAGGGCGAGGATATTTCGACCCGCATGTATGATGACGGGCTGGAGACGATGAACCTGCTCATTAAGACATGGCAGGCCCAGAACCATCTCTGGACGCGCACAGAAGGCTCGCTGACGCTGGTAGCGGGGCAGGCCGCCTATGCACTTGCCGACCCGCAGCCGATCCGCGTTCTAAGCGTCCGCAGAAGCTTGTCGAGCATTGACACGCCGCTGAATGAATTATCGCGGCAGGAGTATTTTGACCAGCCGAACAAGACGCTGAACCCGTCCACGCCGGTTAGTTTTTACTTTGACCCGCAGGTTTCATC